GTAGTCTGTGCTGAGTTCATCAATTGTGGGCGTTGAGGGCTCTATCACTGTGCCTGTGGTATCACGCAGCCAATTTTGATAAGCAGTGTAGTAGGCCTGTGTTACCACATACAAGTCAATGATGTTTGTGCTTCCAGGATCAATTCTATTGGTCAGTGGTGAATTATGACGGTACTGAAAGTACAATGTTTGACGGCCAGTACGTGCAATCCATCCAGACACAGAAATTATGGTTCTAACTCCAGTTGTGCTGATACTGAGTTGATAGAATGCCTCATCACTGTAGGCATAAAACACTTGACCTGGTGACCAAGCAGTCTTGTTTAACTCAATATCATCCAATGTTGCGTAATCATAGTTGACCACGCCTTGTTCCACCAACAAGTAACGTTGCAAATTGTCAAAGTCCACAGTTTGTTGCAGGAATACCAAGGGACCTGGATTGGTTGCAGTGCCTACAATTTCTTCAAAGAAATCAGGGTTGTCAGGCACGCCGTCGTTGTCCGAATCACGATAACTGACCAACACTTGGAAGTCATCAACATAGCCATCGCTTTGAATTGGTTGGTCAATGATGGTGGTATAGATATCACCGGGCAATGACTCAGTGGAATCAGGCTTGGTATTCACCGCCAACACATTGATAAAGTCCTTGATTACCGTGCCAGTGCGGCTGTCGTACACTAGTTGGTTTTCATAGAAGAAAAAGCGTGTTTGCAACACTGAACCAAAGTTGTAGCTCAGGCCGCGGAATGTGATGGTGTAGTTTTGATTTTGCACCACAAACTGTATCAACCAAGATGCATCAAGATTGGCACCTGATGTGTTGCCTGCATACTGCTGACTCCAAGTTGCTGGATTGGCAGACGAATAGGCATCAAGATTGGTACTGGTGATCAGGTACCAGGTATAAGGAGTACCAGTGATGTCACCATTGTTGTCATAGCCCAGGCCAAAATTGCGGAACAGCAACATTTGTTCGGCCATGTCCTGTTCCAATGCATTGGGCAGGTCTGTGACAAACAGCGGAATAATGGTATCAACAATGGCGCCAGTGGGCACAAAATTGTTGATGGTCACTGGTCCAGCACCTGAACTCAAGTTGCCCAGGCCGCCATTGTAGCCGTCGCCCACGATTTGTTGTGGACTTGCCCAGATTTCCATGCGTTCATCTGCACGGGTGGCAGTGCCCTGCACCAAGCGATTGTTGCGATCAAAATAGTAGCCCACAGGTGGCACAAAGCGTATGAGACTGCCAGGAATCACATACTTGAACATGGTGGTTGTGGTTGCGCCCACTGGTATAGGTGTGCCGCCAGGAAACGTGGAACTGGTGGTGGTGTTGCGGAAATAGCCAGTGGTTTCATTGGCCAGTGTGGTACTTTGATTCCAGGTGTAGCCCGCCAACCAAGTCACTCCTGTGGGTTGTGTAGACGATGTGATGCGTGGGAAGTTGGCATAATAAAATTGACGCATGGTTGCACCGCCAATATCAGGCTGTACCTGATTGGCAATCACATCAGCTATGTCATTGCGATTGGTGTAAGAAAACAAGATAGTGGGCAATATGCTCTGTAGCCACAGTGCGCCATCACTGGAAAATGTGTTGGTGCTGGAATATTTGCCAGTGTTGTCTACCAGATCAAGATAGCGGCTGGTACCAATTGACGCACGATTCAGTGCCTTGCTCTTGATGATACTATTGAATTGTGTGTATGGAAACAGGTTGTAATCTTCGCCATTGACCATGCGATTCTGTGTGTAGTAGCGGGCAGGAGCACGTTGTTTGATTTCAGCAATGGGTTCACGTGCCTGGCTGTTGCTCACAGGGCGTGTGATGCCGCAGGTGAATGTGATGGTTTGCAAGTTGCCATTGCGGTCAGTGTAGCTGATGGGCAACACAACATTTTGCATTTCTTCAGGGTTGATAATGTACTGAAGACCGTTTGATGCACGCACATACGAACGGAATACACCCACAGGAATTTCACTGAACACGCCGTCGCCAAACACCAGAGTGATTTGATCATTGGCTCTGGATGTCACAGCATAGATGGCCTGCAGGGCATTGCTGCGTTGTTCAGCGGCTGTGTATACGTTTTCTACAAACTGCCACTCTCTGCTGATTGTGCCTATGTTGTCCAGTTGAAATAGCCAACGATCTTGGTTGTTCACACCTTCAATGTTGATATCTACTGTGCGATTGGCAATGCGTTCGGCCAAGTTAAAGTCTTGATTTTGCAGCACACCTTGCTTGAACAAAAAGAAATAGCCAGTGTTGGCTGATTGAAATCCCAACTGATCATTTCTAAACAGTATGTTGAATGTAGTGTCAGGCACAGGAGATGGCTCATACACATAGTCGCGGCCTACGCTGGTGCTGGTCACCGCTTCAAAAGGCATGCTAACGCCGTCCACTGTGGCAGTGTAGGGAATAACTGGCAAAAAGCCTGACACTAGGTTGATGCCATACTCGTCGGTTCTAACCCCCAAGATGGTTTGGCGATTGCCGGGTCGTCCCACTCGCTGGCTGTCAACCAGACTGGCATTGATAATGGCTGTGAACTGTTCTTGCCAGTCCACATTGGTAGGATCTGCCCAGTTCACTGTGATGTTGGCCAGGTTGACTCCATTGTAATCTACCACATTTTCTGTTGTGGTCACATTGAATACCTTGAGATACCCTTCAGCAGCAGTGTTGCGTTTGGCAGTGTAGCTGACCAAGTTGGCCAAGCGCACCACTGAATCTCTACGCTCTGCTGTGTCTATGTAGTTTTCACGAGTGTTTAGGTCGGTACGGAATGCAAGAGCTTGACCCATGAACGCCATGACATCCAGCAAGGCAATGAATTCACTGGATTCAATGTAGTCATTGAATGTTTCAGGGTAATACAACCGCAGGTAGTCGATGAAACTTTTGCGTAGCGTTTCAAAGTCATAACTTTGAAAATCGGCTTCGCGATAGGTTTGATAGATCTGTTTCCAATCTTCTACACCAAATATCGCTGTTTGTCTTGTGGTTGTTGCCATGGTTCTCTCGTCCGTGCTTTATTTATTGATAATAAAAACGGCTCAGTTATACATAGCTGGCGTTGCGAGTCTGCTCGTCAAAAAATATGCTGAGTATTTCGGCATTGGTGGTGTTTACAATGGTGATTTCCAACTGAATCAAAATGCCATTTTCTTGGGGAAACACCTGAATGTCATTGATAATCAATCTGGGATCGCCACCGGCCACACGTTGCACTTCGTCGCGTATCTGCTGTTGCAGTTGTTCAACTTGATTTTCAAACACATATTCATACAGCACTGTGCCATAGCCCGGGCGGCCTGGCAGTTCACCTTGGCGAATGTTGAAAGCATTCAAGAGATCACGCTGAATCAATGCAAAATCTGTCAGTGTGAATTTTTTGTTTTGATTGATAGTGTTGAAGCCGATGAATGTGGTCATGACAATATTTATGGGTGTTAACTGGCAGCAGTTTGGCCAGCTAGTTCACGTAATTTGGCCAGGGTTGATTCAATGCGTTTTCTAATGCCTGCTACTTCAGCCAATTCACTTGCAATCTTGGCCAAGATTGCATCACCTGAGCCTGGTTGAATCTTGTTCAACTGGGTGGCCTGGCGTTGATACTCCAAGTATTGACTGTCAACTAGAAGTATTTTGCCCAGCTCTTTATCAAGTATGCTAATACCTTCGCTGGCTGTGGACGCTGTCACTGTTTTGCGAATTTCTAAGAACTGCTGTTCAATCACAGTTTGTTGCGCACTGGTCAATGCAATCTTGCTTTCAAGCACCAGCACTGTGTCTTTTACGTTGAGAGGTTGTGCGGCACCGTAGGAAAATTCAGGCACCTTGTCGTTGCCCACAATGCGTTTGCTGGCAGCATCCACAGTCTGTCGATCCGCAGTGTTTTCAGCTGGCAGCGGCGTGATTTCAGCTTTCATGTCATCATCCACTTTGAAAGTTGCAAACTCTGCAGCAAATGCACCGTCTCTTGCTGCGGTGTCAAGACTGGCTTGAACGTTGGCCGGCAGCGGCAGTCCCTGAGCCCAGGCCAAGGTGTCAGGCACACTTTTGGCAGCAGTGTTGGCCAGTCCAGTGAGCGAGGCCACACTGAGTTTGTCTGTGGGTATGCCCAGCTGCTTGACAGAATTCAATCCTTGACTCATCAATTGTTGTTGAATTTCGTCTTGCTTGGGCACCGAACTCAACAAACTGTCAAGATTGTTGATGCCATCTTTGCCGGTCCATACTGCAGGACTTTTTAACACATCAGTCAATGTGTTTTGCCCTTGATTCAACAGGGTGGCAGCAGTGCCTGGTTTGATAATGCCAGCTGATTCCAGCTGCT